AATAGAATTCCATTTTATTTTGTACTGACTGACGTTTTACATTAAATAAACTCCTATCTACATTAGTTGCATTTTCAGCTGGAGTAGGAATTAGTAAACCGTTATTTCTACTTCTTATATATATTGAATCTAAGATATACCAGTAAGCTGCATATATAAGCATATTCTGAATATAATCATCGATTAATGTTTTATAGTTAGCATTAGCTGAATCACCTATTGTACCTGCATCTACTAAAGAAGTAAGTTTTTCATATAGTAAAGTACCTATAATTGGTTGTAGCTTTATATCCTGTGCCTCTCTTATACCGTTTTTAATTAATGCAGTATCGACATTATCTTCGATATCTGTATAATTTCGTATTTGAGTTTCTGATATTAAAAATGTATTAGTCATATCTTTATTCTAAGTTTCTTGGTACGTCTTCTACGTTAGTTTCATCTGATCTTTCTACCTCTTCAGCTTCTGAATCAGTTACCTCTACTGAAGTTACTACATCTTCTTCTACTTCTCCATCTTCGTATAATGTTTTAGTATTTACTCCTAAGACTATGTCCGGGTAGTTTACCTGTAGTATACCTTCTAGCTGTCTAAGTATATCTTGCTGCATAGGTTCTATAACGTTAAAATTGAATAAAACTTTTGCATCGATAAGCTCTGACCTACCCCCTAATTGTCCTTCAGTTTTAATACCTAATAACATAGGAGAAGTAATTCTATGAGCTGTTAGTATTTGTTGTATCGACATATCGTTAATGGCTGTATAATAACCATCTGCACCATTTTGTGGTATAGGCGTTATGTCTGGTTTATTTTCTGGACTATCTACATCCATGTAAATTAATGCACCTGCATTTTCAGTTCCACCATAGTTAGCTCTTAACATAGTCTCTATAGACTCAACATCGTCTGAACTACCATTAGTATAAGTTGTTATAGCTAAACTTGGTGCTAAACCATTCTTAATGTTATTAACATGAAAATTATCTATCTCTACATCTAACTCAATGGTTCTAAGGGCGCCATTATAAGAAGGTAATGGATAGTATTGTTGACCTGGTCTGTAGTTGTGTACGACAAAGATTTGACTTGGCTCTTCTTTTGATTTTCTAGTATCAAAGACTGGTAAGTACATTGTATTGTCGTCCGTATGAGCTGTAAATACTTTCCATTCGTTTGAAATATAATAACCAGGTATAATACCCCTATGGTTTTTTTCTTTAGCTCTTATAGTTGAAAAGTCTATATGATATGCTTCTGCTATTTTAGTTCTATCTCTACTGTAAATAACTTCTAAAGCAAAGCTACCGTGTAGTATATAATCTAAGGATACTTTCTTAAAAATATCATTCCATGTTTCTCCTCTACTATTTGCATGCTCTAAGAAAACTTCATCGTTAGCTGTTAATCCCTGTCCTACAACTCCATGGACTATAGAATCTACACAAGCTGCATGTATAGCAGATCTATTGTATAACTCTATAAGATATTGTGGAAACCTATTATCATTTCCACTTTTAACATACTTGCCTTGTACTTTTTCTTGAAAGTTTATTTGCTCTGAATTAAACCTTTCTACTTTAGCAAAATGCATTTTATTTTTATTCTTTGCCATAATTTATCTATTATAAGTTGTATATTGGCCGTCTTGGTTAGCCTCTGTATAACTAATATACGAAGGTTTGTCGGTACCTACAACTTTTAATCTACCTGAATCTATAGTTCTTTTATTAGTTACAACTTCTGTTGCATCCCAATTATAGTCAGCTGCTGCCCATGTCTCCGAAGTAGATTGCCATATTCTTGCAGCTCCTGCTATACCTTCTACAAGATCATAGGTATAAAAACCAGAATAAGCCGGTACATCACTGCTATTTAAACTAAAAAGTAAATAGTTATTATAGTAACCTGCCGGTACTGGTGCTAGTTTTGATAGATTTATACTACCAGAGGACTGATCATAGTCTTGTGTAAAATCTAAGTCGAATGATCCACTTGCTAAATCATGGTATAAACTTTTACTTATAGGCGATATTGCTATAGTGTTAGTAGTACCTTCTTTTATTAAGTTAATCATTTAATTCGTTTTAAAAAAAAGGGAATGATAGATTGAAACCATTCCCCTTTAGTTATTGTATAATTAGCCTACTGTATATCCAGTTAGTGCGTCTAATAAAGTACCATCTGCAGTTGCAATCTCTTCCGCAGGCTCAACTTCTAAGCCCTGAAAGCTCAAAGCATACTGGTTTGCATCGCCAAATGCTGTACCTGTTGCTCCTGCTCCTCCTGAAAGACTTGCTCCTCTTCTGTTACCCATATAGAAGAATCTACCTGTATAAGGTGTCTCAACACCATTATTGGTTTCAACTACTATTTTTAAGTCTGGGTTTTGAGCTAGTACTTTAACTTGGTTTCTAATTGACGATTGTAATTTGTGAAATGCTACGTTAAGTATTTGATCGTAAAATACTGTACCATTTTCTAAACTTACTGTTGGAGTCTCTGTAAAGTCTCCTGTATTTTTAGTCAATTCAAACTTGTAAAAGACACCACTACCTGATAAGTCGCTAATTAAACCTTCTGACGATTCTGTTATCCCTGGAGTAGATCCAGAAAGAATATAAATGTTTTTTATTCCTCCGCTATTGTCTCTACATGCTAACGAAAATCCTGATGTAATATCACATGCCATAATTTATTGGTTTTATTAGTTAGTTAATATAAGGGGCCTAATTAAAGACCCCCTATTGGTTTTAGTTGTCTTAGTTTCTGTTGTTAGAAACAATATACTCCGGGAATGCAACTTGTACACCTAACTTAGATTTAAGTCTGTGTTTAAGCTGATCTGCGTTTATATCATACCACAGTTGGAAGTTTTCAACGTCACTTAGTAAGTCTGTTCCTACTACTGCATAAGCATCAGGCATTAAAGCAATTCTGTCCCCAGAAATACCTGCTGTACCTACTACTTTTACGTTTTGGAATGGGTAAGCTATTTGTAAGATTCCAGTTCTGTTTGAAATTGAACTTGGGTCAAAGTAATAGTTATTGATTCCTCTTAAAGCTGTAATGAATTTTCTAAAGTTACTTACAGACATCCAGATAGTTAAATCGTCTCTGTCTGCTACGTCATCACTTAAGTTCTCAATAAGTGCATCTGTAATACCTAAGATAGTAGCAGAAGATACTGATCCTGTTGCTGCTGCTGGTACTACAACTCCTGCTGTAGATCCTGAAGTTAATGCTCCTAGTCCGTTTGTAACGTTCCATAAAAATGAATCGTCCGACTTTTTCATTTGGTTAACGATTTGCTCTGTGTATACAGAAGCTAATTTGAAAGTTTCGTTATACGAACCTCTGTCTAATGCCGAAATACCTAAGTACTTTGGGTTTAGGTTGTCTAAACAAAGTCCATCGTAAGAAGTTCTTTGAGTTACTGTAATGTTTCTTTGTGTCGCATCGAAAGATCCTGAAGGTGTAGAAACACAGTCTCCTGACTGTATAACTAAATCTACTTCGAAAATATTCAAAGGCTCTTGGTATTTGATACCTTCTTGGATTGGTAGTATTGAAGTAGTATAGCCTTCAAATACAATCTTAGGTACGACTTTTCCTGCTACTTCATTGTTGAAGTCATTTAATGCAGATACATCTAATGCCATAATTTTTAAATTTTAAAGTTTGTTAATTAATTGTTTTTTGAAGCCCTACTTAATACGTTTTCGTATTGCATTGCTTTTAAATCAGATGAACTAAATTTTAAAAGTTCACCTTCTGGTTTTGAACCGTATCCAGCTTTACTAAAAGCTTTCTCAGTTACTGACTCACTAGCAGCAGATGAATAATGTTCTTTCATTTTTTCATCGTGTTCAGCCATTTTTTCTTCGTGCTCTGCTAATTTTTTTTGCATCTCCTCTATCTTAGGGGCAATTTCTTCTAGAATAGCTTCGATAATTTCTGCTCTCTTATCTTCGTGCTCATCCAATTCTTCGTCGTCGCTATGCTCTGACATTGGTAAGTCACCTGATTCTACTACTTCATTATCTAACTCTTCTTTTGTTTCTTCTTTAACTTCCGCTAAAGTTTCTTCTGAAGATTCTTCCTCTTTAGATAAAGATCCTTGACCAGTCTCATCTGGCTTGTGAAGACCTGTAATTTTACCTTCTCCATCGACTACAAGAACATCTCCGTTATCTAAAGCATGTTCTCCTGACGGAGCAAGTACTTCATCTCCAGCCTCAGTAGTTACATATACTTCTTGTCCAACTTCAAACTCGTCTTCTGACTTATTTGAAATAGGAGTTCCGTCAACTAATTTAGCTGATTGGAAGTTCTCTACTGTTTCTGGTGTTTCGATATTTTTGTCTTCTAATGAAAAATAGTTCTTAACTAGGTCTTTTAATTCTGATTTATTCATAATAAATGTTAAGATTAAAGTTGTTAAGTTTCTTTACTATAGTGATAAATAGGCTAATATATCACTTTTTAAAGATATACAGAGAGACACGCTCTTTTACTGTATAGTTCCGTATTATTTCTTTAAGTATTCTACTATAGTCTTAAATGTAAATGCTCCTGCAGTACCAACAAAGCCTAAAAGGAATGCCATAATAAAGTCTTCTAAGTGCATAAAACTTATTAAGCTACTTGGTACATATCCCATTATAGCTGTTTGAGTATTGGTAAAGTCCATATATCTATATATATTTATATATTGTTAAGCTACGTTAACTATATTGTTCTGAAATATTCCTTCTATTGAAAAACCTTTGTATACTCCTGCTTTTATATCTTCCCAAACCTTTTTATCTTCTATTTGATACTCTGCTACCCAAGTTCCTAATGGTAGATTCATACCGTATTTGTTAGATAAGTCATTATCAGTATCTTCTACTAACCAAGATTTAGTCATATATGCATTTATAGTTTCATCCATATCGTGCTCAAGATTTACTACATCTATAAGTTTATTTTTCATAGCCTTCTCAGCTATTGCTTTTACTGTATTTTTACTAAAGAAAACATAATAAGGGTTATTATCAGCATCCACTCTTAGTATAAGTTTGTCTGGTATTAACATAGGACCTATAACTTTCATTTGCTCTTCATCTAATCCAAACTTGTAATGCCCGTTACTCTCTGTCTTAGAGAATCTCTCTATTAGTTTTACATTGTTTTTAGATAATACTACTTTATTCTTTTTTAACGATTGCTTAGACGCTCTTATCTTTTCTAGTTTATTTTTAGCCCATTCTATACCTGCTCTTCCTCCCCATGCGTCAACCATTAAGCCACCGCACCCTTCACTATAGGGAACATCTTCGTGCTGTAAGTGTCTAGCAAACGAAGCCATTCTTGCAATAGTATCTTCTGATATGTTTCGTCTGTTAGCAAGCTGGTTAGCTCTTGCCCATCCAACTCTTGTACCACAGTCGTTGTCAGGGTGCTCATCCTTCCACTCGAGTGCTCTTTTTGCAGCATTGACTGCAGATTCAGGATAATCGTTATAGGTTTCAAATACATAATTTTCTTCGTCTAATGGGTTAGTATAATTTGGTAGACTGGATACATCTATATCTAACTCTAAAAGTCTATCGTTAGTTTCTGTATGAGTTGCACAAGGCATATACCATATCTTACCGTCTATTTCGTGTTCGTGAGAACCCTCACAACCTATCTCTAAAGCAACTCTTTCAGCTTCTTCTTTAGTATCGTATAACGGTTTACCGTCTTGAATTATTCTATCTAAGTTAAGTTTTAAAGCATCATAACATATAGCTGCTGCTTGATCGTCTGCATATCCTTCCTCTTTTAGTACTGGAATACATCTTGCTATGTAATCATCTTTAGATTCACCTGCTTTTCTTTCTACTAATTGTTCTTTTATTGCAAGTTTTATTAGCTCAAACTCTATAGTATCTAATACTTCTTTATTGTTAAA